AGACTATTCTATCCCAGAACAAGAACGAGATCTAAAGGCTTGTGATTGGTATACCGATTACTCTATTCAAATGCAAGTAGAAAAAAATAGACCTAAAGACCCCCTTGCTTACTTCAATGAACATGGTTCCAAAAGAGTTACTTCTTTTGGTGATGGAGAAAAAGTTTTTAATAAAGTCAGATTACTTCACAGCTGCAGCGCAATCAAAAGAATAGAAAAAGAAGCTAAAGAGAATAAGCACCTGGACCACGAGTCTAGATTGTTCCTATGCTCTATACTAACCTATACAGATGACTCAATACAATACCTGCATGAGATACTTAGCAATTGTGATGATTATAATCCAGGTAGATCTTCGGCTCATATAAATGACTGGATCAAAAGAAGAGAAGCTGGCATTGGGGGGAGACCTTATACTTGCGAGCGAGCTAATTCCGCAGGAGTTGGTTGCGGAGATTGTTCATTGGAACATAAGAACAAATGGATTAAAATTGGTGAAACTTTTGTAGAGACTAGCGAGAAGATTTCTCCGTCTCCAATAAGATTTGCTTATACCAATGAAAAGAAAGGAGGAACAACAGATGGTGAATAATACAGATGACGTTATCGGAGTATGCAGCGAATGCCACTCAGATCAACCTAACCAGTACATGATGAATAGCCCTTTTGCTCAAGAAGGCAAGAACGTACCCTGCAGATATTGTGGTGGAGTAGTTATAATTACTTACAGAGAAACTAGAGATAGTGCAATAGACGGCAGCGACAGAAGCAGAGGATTGTAAATTGAAGAATTGGACAAATCTACATAACCACACGGTTTATTCCATGTTGGATGGACACGGTGGGGTAGAAGCCTATTTGACGAGAGCTAAGGATCTTGGCATGGTTGGTTTGGCAACTACTGACCATGGCAATATCCACTCTTGGCTAGACTTTTATGACGCTGGCACAGCTTTAGGCGTCAAACCAATCTTGGGTTCTGAGTTTTATCAGGCAAGAAAAACAAGATGGGATAGAGACGAAGAAGAAAGAGCCGGTAAAGCAAAAAGTGAATGGGAACAACGTGGCCCGTATCACATAACTATATTAGCTAAAAATAATACTGGTTATCATAACATCATTAAAATGTCTTCCCAATCTTATACTGATGGTTTTTATGTTAAGCCAAGATTAGACCATGAGCTTATCTCTCAATATTCTGACGGGATTATAGTTTTATCCGGATGTTTAAATAGCGAAGTAAGCCAAGCTTTACTGAGAAATGATTATGAATTTGCTTTGGCATCAGCAAAAAAGATGCAAGATATTGTTGGTAAAGACAACTACTTCATCGAGATACAAGACCATGGGTTAGGTGAACAGAGAAAGATCTCTGCTGAGTTAATAGATATAGCTAAAAAAATAGGAGCTATGGTAATACCCACTGGCGATTGCCACTATGTGAATCAATCAGAAGCAAATTCGCATGACATAATGCTTTGTGTTGCCACTAATAGTAACATACATACTCCAGATAGATTTTCTTTTTCTGGAGATCACTGGTATCTACATAGCTATCAAGAAATGGCTAAGACATTCTCTGAAGAATGGCTAGAGAACACCATGCATGTTCACGACATGATAGATGTAAATCTAAAATTTGGGGAGCTTTACTTTCCTGACTTCCCAATACCAAGTGGGAAAGAAGTCAACGCTCATCTAGAAGATTTAGCTTGGGCTGGATTAAAGAAAAAATATGGTGATCCACTTCCAATAGAAGTTGTTGATAGAGCTACCTATGAATTTAGAGTAGTTAAAGAAATGGGTTTCCCTGAATACTTCCTTGTGGTATCCGATCTAGTCAACTGGTCTAAGGAGAATGGTATTAGAGTTGGATGGGGTAGAGGATCGGCAGCTGGGAGTATCTTGTCCTATGCTTTGGGGATTACAAACTTAGATCCATTAAAGTTCGGACTAATGTTTGAAAGATTTTTAGTTGAGGGAAGAAAGTCCATGCCCGACATCGACTTAGACTTTGACGATAGATATAGAGATAAGGTTATTGACTATGCTAGAACTAAATATGGAGATGACAGAGTTGCCCACATCTGCACCTTTAACAAAGCTGGAGCTAAGCAATCGATAAGAGACGCAGCAAGAGCTCTTGGATATGATTTCACCGCTGGAGACAAGGTGTCCAAGCTAGTACCTCCACCAGTCTTAGGGGTAGCAAAGAATCTAAACGAATGCATGCAAGTTACTGAGTTTAAGTCTGAATATGATTCAAATGAAGATAGTAAAAAAATAGTTGACACTGCATTTGGGTTAGAGGGACTTGTCAGACAAACGGGAGTTCACGCTGCCGGCATAGTTATATCAAGAGGTCCACTTACTGACTATCTTCCTATCATGAAAAAAGGTGTAGGTAATCCCATTATCACTCAATGGGACATGGGTAGAGTTGAACAGTGCGGACTACTTAAAATTGATTTTTTGGGTTTAAGAAACCTAGGAGTTATAGACCAGTGTATTAGTTTAGTCAAGAAGAATCTTGATATCGATATAGACCTAGACGACATACCATTAGATGACCAAAAAACATTCGATGAATTGTGTAAGGGTAATGCTATTGGTGTTTTCCAGCTTGAATCTTCTGGGATGAGACAGTTAATGGTTCAGCTTCAGCCGCAGACTATCAAGGAAATTATGGCCTTGATCTCCCTATACAGACCAGGACCAATGGGATCAGGGATGGACAAGCTTTATATTAACCGTAAGCATGGGCGTATTCCAATTGATTATGAGCATCCTAAAATGAAAGATGCTCTTGAAGAATCATTAGGCATTATGCTATACCAAGAGGATGTATTGGCAGTGGCTAAGGATCTTGCTGGCTTTACTGTCCCCGAAGCTGACGACTTGCGTAAGGTCATTGGTAAGAAACAAATGGATAAGATTCCTAAAATAAGAAAGAACTTTGTAGAAGGTTGTCTATCCAATGTTGACATAACTGAAGAGAAAGCTAATAAAATTTTCTCAGATATAGAATACTTTGGAGGTTATGGGTTCAACCGAGCCCACGCTGCAAGTTATGCAATGGTTAGTTACATGACTGCGTATTTGAAGACACACTATACCGCTCAGTACATGGCTGCTTTGCTAACGTCTGTTGCCGGCAATAAGGAGAAGTCTTCTTTATACTTATCTGAATGTAGGAAATCTTCACTGAAAGTACTACCACCATCTATTAATAATTCCATGCATGACTTTGAAGTTATTGGGGATGATGAAATATTATTTGGACTCTCTGCGATTAATGGCATAGGCCCTTCTATAGCTGATGCCATAATCGGCTCAAGAGATGTAGATAGACCCTACACCTCTATGCATGACTTCTTTAGAAGATGTGATCCAACTATATTAAAAAAGTCAACGATTGAACATTTGGCTGCAGCTGGTGGGTTTGATGATTTAATTGATGTCCCAGAAGAAGTTGAGATGAACAGAAGACGTGAGTTGGAAATTTTAGAAAAAGAAAAACTAGAATTAGGAATTTACGTATCGAAGCATCCTATTGAGGGAATTTGGGAGATCATTAAACCCAAGGTAGATAAAGAAATATTTGAATTAGCTGAATGTAACCCTGGCACTAAAGTAAAAATAGGTGGGATTATAACTTCTGTTAAAAAGATGATAACTAAAAAAGGTGCAAAGATGTTCAAGCTCGAGGTAGAAGATCTTACCTCAGCCATAGAAATAATCATCTTCCCTAGAGAAGCTAAGTCTATAGTCGATAGTTATTTTTCTGATGGAGATATCTTTATTTTTTCTGGCTCGGTCACTAAAGATGGCGATGAAGAGAACGCTACTCCTAAGTTAATTTTTAATTCCTGTGAGAAAATAGATAACGCTATATTTACGGGCAGTAAGCCAATAGTTTTAAAGACTAATTCACTAGTTTCTAATGAGACTATTAAATCTATATATGATATAATTAATAATTCCAATGGAGCTTCTACTGTTTTTTTAGAAATGATAGATGGCAACAAAGAATATACATTTAGGTTCAATAAAACCACATCTTTAAAAGTAGAAAAAGATCTACAATCAATCTTAAATTTAAAATAGGAATAAAATGACACAAAGAATCGTTACAAAAAACCCAGTTAAAAATGACTGCTGGAAGTTCTGTTCATCATGCAACAGATGTCAGGACAGAGGAAGATATAGCAAGTGTGCTGGATGTAGTGGTAGATATGACCCCAAGTTAATTATAGACCCGGATCCAGATGATTATTGTGACTGTAAAAATGGCGTCTTAAGATGGAGAACCAAGCAGGGCAAGCTTCTTGTTACTAGATTTAAGACCAATCCATTTAAAGGTGAGGTTAAGTATGACAAAAAATCAGAAGATGAACGAGATTGGGATTCCTATGTCAAGGACATGAGAGAAAAAATGGATGACCCAACCTTCAACCCAATAGCAATAACAGAGGATTAAACATGGAAACTACAGGAAAAATTACAAGAAATAACATAAGCTTACACGAATATGCTGAAGGAGTTCATCAGTACGAAGACAAGTTCTTTATTAAATGTGGTATAGCTGGAATTTTTGCAAGTAAAAAAGAACTTGAGGACTTATATCTTGTTTTGAATTACTATTTAAATATAGAAAAGTTCGCTGAGTGCGAAGTAAGAGTGGGAGACCAAGATGTGGCCATACAATGAAGACGACTTTATGGAGCTGGGGAGAACAGGGTGGGTTCCCATTGGAGAAGGCAGCTATCTCAATAAACACAATGGCCATACAATAGATGAACTCGGAAATGAATACGATGAAAAGGGAATTAAAATATATTCACCTGGTGAAGACAATAATACCCTATGAGTAATATATCAGTAAGAACCGCAGAATCTCTTTCTCCCTTGGAATCTTTGTCATTAGTTGATTTTTCCTATTCAAGGTTAGACACATATGCAATGTGTCCATCAAAATATTTTTATTCTTACATACAAAAAGAACCAAGAACATCAAACGATGCAGCTCTTCTGGGTAACATTATCCACTCTGTTCTTGAGGAGTGTGTGGATAAAGAAAAAGATTTAGATTTAGATATCCTTTATTCTGAGTATGAAAAACAGAAAGATAGCTACGATCCACAAAGTAATATACCAGATATTCTAATTGATGCTGGAACTAATATACTATCTGAATTTTATGATAAACATTCTGGCGATAGCTTTGATATATTTGAAAAAGAACTTGGCTTTAGGTTTATTATTGGCACTTATGCTATAAACGGCTACATAGACAGAGTAGATGTCTATGATGAAGATACCATTAATATCATAGACTATAAAACAGGTAAGTGGGAAGTAGCTCAAAAGAATATTAAAGATAACCTTCAGCTGGGAATCTATGCCATAGCTACATCTTTAATCTTCCCCGATAAAAATATCAGAGCGGAACTTTATTACCTTAGATCTGGTAAGAGAAAATTTCATCTCTTCACTAAGGAAGATATAGAGAACGCAAAACAATCTTTGATATTAAAGATCAATAAAATAATGGAAGATACTTCTTTCTCCCCAACTGGCAATGAGAGAGTCTGTGGCTTCTGTGAGCACGCTGAGAGTGGCGCCTGTGCTACGGGAGTTGCAAGACGTAGAAGAATGGGCAAATAGAAAAGCCGGGGTTTTTAGCCCCGGCTTTTTTATTTATTGAATTTGTAAATTTAGAAATTATACAGAAACCAATTTGGTCTCGAAAATTTTTTTCCATATTTACTCTATATAGGTTTTTTAAATTATGATAAAGCTTAGAAAGCTTCTACAGCATTTTCCAAAGAGTCAGCAAGAACAGAGAAGTTATTCTCTACTACCATCTTTGTAGCTTCACGGTGAGTGAACCCTACAGATGAAAGATCGTCAATGACGCTCTCGTTGATTGTTTGGCTGATGCTGTTGATGATTGTGTTTAATGTATTCATGGTGGATATCCTATCTGTTGTGGAAAAGAAAAACAACCTATAGTTGCAATTTCTTGTTTTTTATTTATTTATAAAGTATACTGGTAGGTATGCTTAAGAACTAAGAGGTTACCATGAAGAAGCCAGAAATTACAACTGCAGAAGACTTTTTTTTGGAAAAGTCCAATCTTCGTAAACATCCTAATTTTAAAAAAATAAAACAAGATTTTATAGACTCTGAAATTCTAGAAATAGAAGATGAAAAAAAGGTAGCTTCCAAAGGAAATGCCTATAAGAACACAAAATCAGGCTATAGAAAAGACCTGGGCTTAAACTTAAGATCAAACTGGGAAGCTAACTTTGCCAGGATACTAAACGCATACAAAATACAATTTGACTTTGAACCGACTACATTTGCATTCCCAGTAAAAAGGGGAACCAAGGGTTACATTCCAGATTTTTATATAAACAAATCTAGCGAATGGGTAGAAATAAAAGGATATTTAGATGATAAAAGTAAAATCAAACTCAAAAGATTTAAAAGATATTATGAAGATGATTTCAATAAACTAACTTTCATAATAAGCAAGTACTCTACTGCAGCTAAGAAATTTGCAGAAGAAATAGAAATACCAAAAGTATTATACTATGAAGACATCCGAGCTGCTTATATGGAAAAATTACCCCTCTGGGAAGGAAAATAATGGCCTCGTATAAGGAACAATATTATACTCTAAGCGAAGACGAAATGCAGGCTTTAATTACGAAAGCTAAAGCTGGAAGTGAAAAAGCACAAAATGAGTTACTCAAAGTCTTCAACAACTTTCTAACTAAGTACGTTACAATGTTGTATTACTCTAAATACAATTTGTCCGACTACGACATTAGGAGATTTACATCTTTATTTATTAAAGATAACTTTGTCAGATTTAACTTGATGAAGAATCAATTAAATCCAGCTGGGTTTAAACACGTAAACGAATGTCTGCGACGGAATTAACTATATGGCCAGAAGATATGGCGATGAAGAAGATGTTAGGCAAACAGTCAACATGACTTTCTTCCAATGCATAACTAGGTATCAAAGAAAAGATTCGGAAAAAGGTCCTATCCCATTTAGTGGATTTCTGTACAGTTATTTCTTTTATCTTCTTAAAAAGAATGTAGACAACTTCCTCATAGATCAATTGGGTAGGAAGAGCTTTCCATTATTATCCGATGAAGTCAATACGGAAGAAGAAGGCGAAACTCAGCCTGGATTCAAGGCTCCTCCGGTAGAATATAGCTTAGAGCAAATACTTGGAGCAGAAGAAATAAATGAGTTTTGGGTTTTAGGCGAAACTTGCTACCCACCCTTTGATCAATTAACAATACAGGAAAGACAGTTACTGAAATGGAGATTTGTAGACAACAGAAAATCTTCAGAAATAGCACAAATAGTTACCGAGCATCCAAATACTGTAAGAGAACATCTGATTAAGGTGAAAATCAAAGTAAAAGAAGCTATAATGGATAACGATATGGCGGACCTACTCGGCATGCTAAAAATAAC